TGCTATTTGCTCTTCTAAATTTTTAATTTTCATATCTGCTTTTCTAATATCTAATTCAATTTTATCTAATTCTGATGCATTATTTGCTGTTGCAATACTATCATATAATGCTGCTCTTTCTTCTTTCGCTTGTTGTAATAATTTTTCTAAATTCATAATTTACTTTCTCCTTTTAATTAATTATTTTTATATTTAAATCGCATTTGCAATTTTCTTTTTCTTAAATCTATTCCATTAATTTGATTTAAATGAGATTCTAATAATTCAAAGCTTCTCGCATATACGGAAGTTGCATCATAAAATGGAGTGTCAACAACACTTACGTCATAGAGCTTTCTTATGGCTGTAACTTCCCTTACAGTTTCTTCATCTCCATAAGTCCAATTATCCCCTTTATCAGAAACTGAAAAAGCAAAAGACATCTTATCAATCAACCCTTCCTGGATAGATTTATAGATGTCTC